CTTACCGCGCTTGTAATATTACTCGCGACTTGGAATGGATTTATCTGGTTCATAGCATTTTTCCTAAATTATAGTTCATCTGACTCAAAACCCTGTCTAGTCCCTTCCGGTTTTTTATTAAATGACTTTAATAGGGTTCCTATATCATTGCCAAAACCTTCCGAACCAAAATATTGAGATGCAAAGGATTCTGGCACAGGTGCTCCGGCTCCTTGACCTAAGATTGAACCAATCGCGTTAGACTGTCTATTCTGTGCACCTTGCTGAAACTGTAGGTAATTTTGGTTTAAAAGCTGTTCCATATCTACGCCAGCTCTAGCTAAAGAATCCTCAATCCCTGTTCCTCCTCGCTGTTGTCCATATTGTCCACCAACATATCCTTGCTGGATAGCAGGAATGGTTTGAGACTTGAATTTAGCCATCGCTGGATCTCTAAATCCTTTATTAAAATCTTCTTCGTTAGCTGAGAATAGATTTGCAAACGGCCCTTGCCCATTGAGCGAACCAATCAGTTGGTCTACAAGTTCCCGCTGTTTCGCCTGCGTAGGAGTTTCTGTGTTTTTTCCTCCGCTGCCAAAAAATCCACCAGCTAGACCACCAAGTCCAGCTCCGACCGCAGTTCCGATTGGCCCGAAAGCTGAGCCAAGTGCGCCTCCGCTAGTTGCCCCAGAGAAGCCGGACCCAAAATCAAATGCCATAATATTTCTCCTTTTAATCTATTGTGCTCTTAGCTGAGCGTAGTCCAAGTTACCGTCGAAACAGTTGGATGGTTAGTCAACATCTGCACTTTATTTGTGCTTAGATTTATGTTAACCGTTCCATTGCTCAAAAACGTATCCGTTACCAATCCATCAGTCGTCCTTTCTACTAAGTCTGTCTTCTGATTAATCGCTACAGCCAGTTGCGTATATATATCCTCTATAACGATTAGCAGTGTCTCTATTGTCATTTCTTCTCTGCTACCGACATTATAATATTCTGATATTTTTGCCATCTATGAACTCGTGTACGATCCCGCGCTAGCGTGGATTCTGATTGAAGTAATTATCGTTTGTGTGTTGGCGCTTTCTCTTCTAAATCTTAAACTCAAAAAATTAGACTCTTGATCCACTGTAAATGTAATCCATTCCCGCGCTCTTGTTGTAGTTGAGCTAGGCGTTAAAAGCACCGGATCTTTAAATAATGCAGATTGCTCTTCGTCCTCAAAAATATCTACATATACGCTCCCTGAATTTGTGTTCAGCAGTACCTCAACATGTGATATATAACATTTTCTGCCCTGAGATCGGTAGGGATTGAATGGACTAAGTTTAGCTTCAAAATCTATTAACTTTGAGATGCTTCCATTGGCTGAGTACGCAGTAAATAGAGTGCTGTCAATATTCACATCTGCCGTTGTTAACGTAACCGCAGTAACGGTTGCGAATAATCCGTTAATTTCTGTCATGCCCTCAACGTTTTCAAAGGTAACTCTATCACCAATTTTAAATGGAGTGGCAGCGAAGGTTATAACGGCACTACTTGCCTGTGTAATCCCTGTTATAGCAGCAAAATAATCGTCGAAATCTTGGTTGATCTGGTATACGAATCCATCATTATCACCCGCAAGAGTCTTCTGAGTCGCTGAACTAACGCCTATCTTATTCCATGTCTCTTCTGTAGTGTCCATTCGCAACCAAGACGGCTCATAAGTCTCGTCGATATCATTCCATGTGAGATTTAAACCATTGTTGGCCTGCCCAAATACACTAAATCGTTGGTCATATAGTGCCCATGTTTTTTCTGTGTAGTTGTAGACCAAGACTTGATCTTGTGTAACTTCCGAAAGGGTAGAACCGGCTCTTCTAAATGCAAACAAAAACTGCGCGTTGATTCGATCAAATCCTCCATAGGCTAGATCAAATTCCATTTCGTCGATATTATCCGCAGTAAAGTTAGGGATTTTGTTGTCAAACCTTAGAGATCGCCTTCCGTCGGTAGAGATCAATCCAGTTTTACCAATAGACTTTACCTCATAATCCCATGCAACAGCGGAAAAGCTTGCATCAGTCCCTAATACTGATGGAGTTTTTTCAAGGAAATAAGGGTTGAATGCATCCCTAGTTTTTCTCAAAGTCCAATTTGAACGTTGAAAATTAATAATCATAAAGTCGCTGATTACATTTATCCCGCGCATGATCTCATAAGTATCAGCGTTGATTTGTCCTGACCCAGGGACATCAAATTTATCGCCATTGCCTGAAGAGGATCGTATCCCAGAATAAAGAATTCCTTGTGGATATGGTATTCCTGACAAAGTAGGCATGAAGAAGTTTAGTCGCTCGCCAAACCACGTAACATAAGTTGCTACAGTTAATACCTGAAGAGGAGGGTTTGCATATTCACCATTATCAATCGTAAAAACTTTTACATCCGTTCCATCATAATAATAAATATTAGCCATCCCTCTGCTGCAAAACACGAATCTTTGAGCATTGTCCTTATCAGGGTATGTAGTTCCTGAAACATAATCTTCGTTGTTTGCGATTGCAAAGCCTCCAACTGGAGCAGATCCAGCCATTGGGATTTGGTCGAAAGCATTAGTCGCAGTATTGTATTTATATAAAAAATCTTTTGAAACTACTAGAGTTTCTACAGTGCTATCTGCCGGATTAACGTTTTCAAAGATACCCATTACCCTAGAATTGTCCGATAAGCGATTCCCAAATTTAGCAAATCCTAATCTAGATTGCAGGGATTGCCGGTAAACAAATCCATTTCTCAACGTCTCAAACGCATCTATTGGATCGAGAAAGTTAACACCACCATCATCGATACCTATTGTAAAACCGTCTGCCTGTTTTCCGCTGACTACTTCAAATATATCCATTTATCCGCCAAAACATATAAACCACGCTTGGAGTGGGTCTGTTTTTACATTTGCTTCCGTAGAAATTCTGATCTGACACTGAGATACACTCTTGTTATTTACCAAGTCCACTCCTCCTCGTATGTTAAAATTAAGGATGCTGCTTTGACTTCCGTTATAAATAGCTGCGCCCAATACCATATATGAATTTGACGGCATTGCATTTGTATAAACAGCCGTAAACTCTCCCGCGGCATTGCGCGTAACTGATGCCATGTTTTGCTTATATACCATTGTCGCTACACCAGCTGCTACATTAAATACCGCACAGGCACGAATTCCAAGCAGTTGCATAATTTGTCCTAACGGGTCTCCAACAAAGAAGGGCTGTGCATTGTCTGCACCAGTTACAGTCGCCTCGGTAGCCGTCTTAAATCGCGTAAAGTAATTCCCGTCCATTCCTGTAGCTAATGAAGCGTTAGTCTGAAGCGACTTGTCCGCATCATTTGTAGCTACCATATTAGCCCATTTATGGTGCCCATCTTCATTTACGCCTATATTCCAGAAATGATCGTTATTTAACGTTGTCTCTGTATAGGTAGTATTCTGTTGCATGGGAGTCGTGTTTTGCTTTACCGAAACAGCTCCATTTGGTGACGTTGAGTTCCAAACCAAAATACACCTCTATTTTTTCTTGCTAGTTTTTATTTTAAGAATCTTTTTCTGCATCTTAGATCTACTCAATGCTTGTGCAATATCAGCAGGTTTTTTAGAAGGGAAGTTGTCTTTTTGCCCTTCTTTCTCGTCTTGTTCTTCAAGAGCTGCTGCATATTTCTTGCCGGATACTTTCTTAGAGCTTTTCATCTTTTTCATCATTTTCCTTTAGTTTATCTTGTTAAAATCTGGGCATTGCCCTGCTTAACTTTATCTGATTGTGCGTACGTGTTAATAACAATTTCCTCTCATGAGCAAACGCCGTCTGCAATAGTCCAAGCTTATCTCCTTCAAATCTGTAGTCCCTACCATAGTTCATCGCTGCGCCATACGCAATATATCGCATCCAATAATCATGTGGTATAGCTGGATCTCCAACAGACGAGAATTCGGGAAGGACTTTATACCCATAAATCTGAACGAGGTACGATGTATTTGGAATCGTCCTAAATACCATCTCCGTTCCATAATAAAGCATTTCAGTTGGGTAGCCAGGAATCAACACATCCGTATTGTTTATGCCCCATTCCGAATAGAATTGACCTGGGTCTTGATATATCCATAGCTTATTCCAAGAGATTGATCCATCAACTGGAGTAAGCAATGATATAAATCCTTCCTGAGAGATATTCGTGAAATTAGAAGAAGCGCCTACATCGTTGAAAGTGTAAACGCCTGTTGTGTTTGTCTCATCGATTGTAAACTCAAGCGTACCAAACTGCTCGAATACTTTTACGTCATCCGACATCGTTAGATTTACAAAATCATTGATATATTGCTTTAGGGTGTTGTCGTTAGAATCGGGGTCATTTTCATTTCTACGCCCAATCGCTACACGCATAGTCCTCAAACAATCAGAGACAAACTGTGCCATAGTTACTCATCCTTGTAGATCGTCCGCATAGCGAATCGAGGGGTTATAGACTCTTTCCTAGTTTCTCTTGAGCCATCTGGATTATCATACCATTTCCAAATAGGAGTCCCCTTTCCGGAAAGATAATCAACTACATAACGCGGTATATCATATGTTTGCCCTGGAACTAATCGATCTCTAGGCGCAGTGCGGTCGTAATGAATCATATGATCCGATAGGAATACAGGGAGTGAGTTAGTGGGTTGGTCATTGCGCCCAAATACAATACGTTCCATCGGGTGTAGTTCAACTGGGCATTGTTTGATAGGGTATCGCAAGAGCTTTAGCTTTTTGTTAAGCTCCCGAGCTTTTGCGTTGTATCTCATGTAATCGCCTAGCGAGTTAAGAGGCATATCCTCAATACCTGTAGGTTCTACTTTTGGTAGCATAGCAGCGGTAACTTCTGTTGCTAACTGTTGTTCTGTTTTTTTAGGTCTTGGCATTTATTCTTCTCCGTAAAAGAAATATGTGCTTTCTATTAAATTTACATTCCCACCAGACGCATATGGCGTGAAGTTGCTAGAATCTATGTCTTGGAAGGTGATAGGGTCTTGAATCTTAAATGTATCATCACCAGTAACTATTATTCTGTATCGGTTCCCGTTCAATTGGTCTGCACCATTGTGAGGAAGCGGCATCATCCCGTTAAGGTTAGTAAGACGAATAAAATCATGCGTTGAATAGCCGTGGGCTTCTGTTGTTGTTATGATGCAAGGATATGCTAAACTAACACTCAACAAAACGCTCCTACGCGGAAGTTGCCCAATCGCTGTCATTTACGTTGTCCTTTAAATAAATTCGGGTGCTTTTTACTGCACCCAAAAGTTTCAATTCTTAGACTAAAAGATCGCCAAGGTCAATTACCTGACCCCACTTGTACACCTCAATGAGGAACACATCACCATCTGCGCCCATAACGTTCGTGCCAGCAGTCAACTTATAGTCGATTGGGCTGTATGCGAACGGGTTAGGTACATACGGTGTTACCAAATATGGAGACTGAGCCGGATTGTTGAGCGAAATCACTCTTGTTTCTAAGTCAACTCGTCCGCCAGCAACCCAAGCCGTAAAGCTTGTAGAATCTACAGGCTCGTCCGTTACTGGGTCTTTAAGCGAGAAGTTTGTTGAGTCGATAACAACAATCATATATCGATTGTTATTTAATTGGTCCATGCCACGCGCTGTCAATCCAGGACCAATATTACCAAGATCTGTGATCCTTATAATTTGGTTTGTTTGATACCCGTGTGCTGTCGTTGTCGTGATTACGCAAGGATTAGCTTGAGATACAGCACTAATCAACTTGAAGTATGAGGTTACTCCACCAGCTGAGTTAGCTACGGTAAAACCGTTGGACGTGAAAGCCAAAAAGTTAAATGAAGCCCCAGCAGAGGAATCAATAACTTTTTGTGAATAAGAATCTGCTGAATCTGTTTGATCTCTAAACCATGTGGAAATAGGTAAATTACCTGCAACCGCTGCCCACTGTGTCAAGTTATTGAACACAACTTTGTCTGGCTGCCATGAAAATGTAAATGTATGAGCTGTACCAGCAGAAATGAACTGGTAAGCCTCGGTGCATGTTTGCCCCAAAAATAGATCTGCCATAATATCTCCTTAAGCTTGTGTTGAAAGCAGGGTTACAATGTGCGAGTCATCCAAGATGGCTGCATTAAACCAAGCCGTAAAGCCCATTGACTGGAATCGGTTTAAATAATCGTTGAAGCCGAGTGGTTTCAAAATCATTTCTGTCGAAACTTCGTCAAGTCCTACATAACCGTATGCATTTGCAGCAATAAAGGTGTTGTAGTAAACAGGTGGGTTATCACTAGTTACAGTAACCAGAGTAGATGTTACCCAACGTGCTTCATCAGTTGCGCCGAATTCACATTGCAAAACTGGATCTTGCGAACCGTATTGTGACGTTGGCACAAACGCATCCAGATTTCTAATATCTGGCTTCATTTTTACGTGTGCCGTTACCCAATAAGCTGGTTCCACGGGGCCTGTACCAAAACGTGAAGTTCCTTCTATAGTTGGAGCCATTTTTTCGGAATCGTTCTGATCTAAATAAGCAATCGCTCTATTTACATCGACCTGAGTCAATTCTGTGATCGCATTACCGTTGACACCGTTTAGGCAAGAAATCTGAGGAACAGAACTAGCAAAAACATCGCGTGTTACTTTATCTAGCATCGTGTGCATAGATTGCGACAGGTTATCTGCCGTCTCTGATGCTGTCGAATCCTCTACCACCAAAATAACTTTTCGTGAGAGCAGAACCACTTGGCCAAACTCTTGAATTGTTACGTTGATATCGAATTTGTTAACTTGAACTGGTGCGGGATCTGCATTTTCTGATAATACGACTGGATCCGAAGGAAGGTTTTCTTGTCTTCGAAATGCCATCGTATCGGTATTTTTTTGGGGGAGCATAAATGCTCTTCCAAATAAATTATGCACGTTTCTAGGTTTGCTACGTTGTAGCAACGCCCGTTGTGCCCATCTATCGGCCATAGAGCCGTAGCTTGAGGTTGTAGTTACTGACATTAGTAAGCTCCTTGCGACCTACCGTAGCTTCTGTTTCGACTTCCTCCACGCGTTAAATTCTGAATCGGACATACTGCTAAAATCTAGCACTTGATTTATTGCTGCCGCTTTTGGAACGCTTGCTGGATTCCCAGGAGAGTCCTTTTTCAAAGGCGCTGCTTTCAGTGCTATCTTTTGCTTGGGGGATAATTTATCCATTAACTCCCATGCCTCTTCATATCTATTAGACGCGGCCTCAATCGCCGAAGCTAAGTTCGGTCTTTGTTTTAAAAATTCAGACAATTTATCGTTAATATCAGCGACTTTTTCAGGGTTGGCTTTAATCCAACTGCTTTCTTGCACATCCCGAATAACCTGCTGTTTAACTTTTACTAAATCTTCCTTGGTGGCAGCTTCTAATAGGCTTTCGTACGACTCATGATTAGGCTCCGGATTTTTCGCCATCATCTGATCTTTATGCCATCTCAGTTCTTGCTCGACTTCCTGTCTTTTACGTCTCTCTTTTTGTAGAGCCGCAAGCGGAACGTTTTCTTCTCTTATTTGTTCCTGCACAGGCACATCGGCTTGTTGTTGTTCTTCCTGAAAAACAGGTTGTTCAACTGCCTCTTCTGCTACCACTTCTTGTACAGGACCGGTATCCGCACTCATTTTTTACCCGATTATTACGTGACTTAGCCAGTCACGATGGCCTATCATAATAACTATCACAATGATGATTATGATGACATTGCGCCCTTTGCTTGCAGGTAGGCGACACCTGACGTATTAAACTCAACCCTCAACTTTTTGCCTTGTTCCTTTGGGGGAACTGTCCATAACCATTCGCAAATCCCTCGTCTGTTACAGCACCAGAAAACAATCTGATTAGTAACGAACCTTGGTAAGCTGTCTGACGTGGAAATCTTCATCCGAGAATTGATGGAATCTGATTTCTCATGAAAAACAATGAAATATGGATCTGTCTTTTTCTGGTTTTGCATCACGATAGTATCAACGGCTCTGCTCAAATGTGATTTGAGGAGTTCTTTTTCATCCATAAAATCTGGATGAACGAGAAGCTCTGGCGTCTCTAATATCGAATGTAAAGCCATTTTACATTCCGCTTTGCCCGCGCTGTGAATCAACCTGAGCTTGCGCTTTCTGTAGCAATTTGTTTGCTTTCTGCATATCTGGATTGCTTCCAGGCCCGCACTCTGGCTTTACTTGCGAGGATGCTTTCATTGGATTCTTGGAATAAGAGCACATGCCCTTTCCGTTGTCCATGAATTTTCCACCATTACCGTTTTTCATATCTAAGCCTCCTTGGCTATGTTCTACATCGTAATGTAGTAGACATTTTTATCAAATTTATTTTTGCTTACCCTAAAGCAGGGGGCTGAGCAGCTTGTAAAGCTTGCTTGTTTTCCGCTGATCCTTCGGTATCGACATTGATCTTATCGGACTGATTTTCCACTTGTTGTTTTTGCATCTCTCGAGCTACTGCCTCTTGCTGCTCAAGCTGATTTACGAACGCCAGCACTTGCAAAATTCGGTCGTCGTGCATTTTTGCTATTTCTGTAATCGTCTTAGCTCTATCTAAAGCAGCCTGCGCTATGTTTTGTTGCGCCTCGCTTTCGCGTTCATCTTTAAGAGCCAGGTTGCTGATAACACGTGATCGTCGTTCTTGTGCCAGTCCGAGCTTCTCTTCTTTAGTTGCATTAAGTAACTCAATTTCCATCATTTCTTTTTTAGCTGCCATTTGTTGAGCTTGGCTAGTCTGCTCTTGTTGCTGTTCGATAGCTTTTTTGAGATCATCAAGGCCAGCCATCTGTAGCGCGCGGACAATTTCCGTTTGAGGTACGTCAACAATGCCTTCGCGTTTAAGAGAAACGAGTTCGTAGTAGTAGGCATCTCTTTGAGATTGAGAACGGACACCCTCTTTGATAACAGCATCATATTGCTCAAAATCTTTCTCATAAAACTGCTCTGTTGGTTTTTCTCCTATAATTCTCTCTACTTTTCCAGAGGGCATATGTAGTTGAATGGCTTTGAGAACGAGTCCGCCAAGCACTTTTTGGCTTAACTCTATGTTGTCAAAGATCTTTCTGTTGGAGCGAAGGCCCTGAGCGATTCGCACTTGCGCGAGTCTTCCTGAGACCTGTGTGTTACCCTTATCATCAACACCAAGCACGGATTCATTAACGTTCGCCAACGTGAGAGTTAATTGATCTAGTACTGCCTGATATTCGATCAAAGCTGGATTCGTACCGCCCCCCTCGAGCTGTTGTACTGAATCCATTCCGGCAGGAGCGTTTTCGGGATCTATTCCGATTAATTTATTCTGTCCGGATTGCTGTAAATCTTGAGGATCGGCCACGGAGCCGATCATATATTTGTATCCAGTCGAGATGTTGGAATCCATCATGTCGACGATTTTCATGTGACGCTTATTAAACTGTCGCTGAGCTGAATAGAGTGATGATGCGATCCCTTGTATGCGCTGCGATGGCATCCAGATTGATGGTTCCATATAACATATCAGAGGGCAGAAAGGATATGTCTCAACGATTCCGGTCTTGTCTTCGCCGTTATAAACTTCCTGACCGTTAAGCATAATGTGGAGTTCTACAAACGGCCGGTTCTCTTCACGGATCTCTAGAATTGGAGGCAAGTTATTCTGATCCACATCCATTGAGGAGGCATCTTCTCTAATACTTTTAAGCCTGCCTATCCCCATTTTTAGAGTTTTTACATCGTCATCGCTAAGATCTGTAATGTCTCGATAAAAAGAGGATTGCTCATCCACAAGAAATTTGCGCTTTCTTGTAGTGCGTTTATAATATTGGTCATACGCCATCAAGTTTCGGTTGCGACTCAAAGAGGTAAAATTGGGGTGGTATGATAGAAATTTGTCGTCCCTAAATGAGTTTTGTATGTCGTCAATTTCATTTGGATCAATGAAGGGGAGAAGCTGTTTAATAAAATTGCGGTCTAAAAGATCTCGAGTTATGGAAAAGGCGCAGTCTCGCAGGTCTATTCGCTCAAACGTAGGATCAAGGTAAAATTGGTTAAAAGTCCGCTTAAAAAAGGATATATCCCCATTAATAAAATCCCTGGAATAGTCCATCTGAATTCCTACAAGCGAAATTCCTGATTTCATCATCTCATCGGCGGCGTCTAAAAATGTTGTATACCCCTCGCCTTTATCCCACGTGTAGTAGGATAGCTTTGTCATTTGATCGGCCGTAGCTTGATCGCTGCCCTCAACTGGAGCAATGACGATAGAATTCAGGTTGTCGCGAAGATAGCCAGAGAAAAACTGAAGAGGTCTGCGCATGATATTTAATTCAAGTGGCTCTCGACCTTCCTTAACAAGTGATTCTAGCTCTTGATTGCTCCAAGTGTATCCAGATGAAGCCAAGGTATAAACCTGTGCGTTGGTGACGAATGGCGACCAATAGTCGTGAGCGTACCTATAATTTTCTTGGAACTCGGACCATATTTCAGTTCTTGTAAGCATGTCTGAAATTTAACGAAATAAAAGATATATAGCACTTATATTTTTAATCTTCTGTTTTCAACTATCTCTTTGTGCTTTTGTAAAGCCCCTTTCATGTCCCCAACAGCCTCCACATGCGTAACGGCGGAACAGCAATACTGAAAACAATCTGCGTAGTTGGAGTTGCTTACTAAAATGCCATTGGCAAAGTAGCAGTGATCGCATTCAACTTCGAGATCGTAGACGTCTACTTCTGTGTCCAAATTTAACTCCACAACTTTTAGAACATGTCCTGACTTTAGGATGTCTCTTTCGGTCGAATTCTTTTCCGCACTCTTCGCAGGTTTTGATTGTGGATGCTCTTTCTCGATTTGCCCACCTAATCTTATCGGCACACTTTGAGGAGCAGAGTTTTTGATCGCTGTATTTATTGCATTGATACTCCGAAAAGCATTGGATACAGGTTCTTGATTCAAAATCTTTTCTTGATAATGTACGGGACTTTGTATTGCAATTGGCCGAACATAAAAAAGACCAAGGATGTACGGTTTCATAATTCTTACTGCATATTCGACATGTTTTTTTAAGGAGCTCTCTTTTATCCAACATACTTTGAATTCGTTTCTTAAGACATCTTTGTCCTTCTTCACTGCGCGCCCAAATTTTGTTGTGCATTTTGAGATGTTCATCCCCTGGCAAGCATTGCAGGTTTGAAATGTCATTATTTTTTGGGTTCCCATCGATATGATGAATGTGATGGCTTTCAGGAACTTCTCCGTTATAGAAGGCCCACATATGCCGATGCAATCCACCGTACTTTGCTCCTCTATAATATCCGCACTTGTGTAATTTGTATTTGTACCCATCAAAGAAGATAATTGTCCCTGACTCATTAATACGAAATAATCCTTGAATCCTAACCCTTTCTCCTCTCCACTCAATCCAATTCGTTTCCATATATCCTCCTCATTTTTGGTAAGAACATATGAATTATATGTCAATGAACTAGCTTTTATCAATCCTTTTTTAGTGAATACCTTATGATGTGGAGTGCAAATGATAGAAGAGTCTCCCTTTTCTATCATAATCAGCTCTTTTGTTTTGTGCTTAAATACGTTCTTAACTAATCTTAAACCATTGGGTGTTATAACTTTATCTCCTATTGATATTTGATCGATTCTCTTTTCTCCTATATCTGTTTCAACTAAAGTTTCTCCTATGAAGCACTCAATCCCGTGGTGCGGACTATCTTCGTATTTTCCGTATTGTTCACTCCATTTCTTACGGTATTTGCCAAGCTGATCTAGGAACGGTTTCACCCTAGACAAGTTAAACACGCAACGATCGAATTTGATTTTAGCGTTTGATATTTGGAGATTTTTATCGGTTCTTTTGAGGACAATAAACTTAGTGTTCGTTTGAGCAAACAGCCGTTGGAAGTCTCTTTGGTATGTATTTTCAACCACAATGCCATCTCTATGAGCTGCGTCATGTGGTAGAAATATTGTGTGGTATAGGTATTTCTTATCTTGCTGGAGGTATCTTGCATAGAAATCGACGCCTTTATTTTTATCTTCGTAGTAGTCAATAAATCTTATTTCGCCGTGTACTATCTGGAAGAATGCCATTACCGTCAAATCATTTACTCCGATGTCCATAGCTACATAAACGTGGGTCAATGGGTCGTAAGGGTTAGTTTGTAAGCATCTATGGTCCTGGTATGCCTTCTCTATGCTGAGCTGGAAATAATACGCATCTGAACTGGATAGGAATGCCTCGGAAATGGTGGATGGAAATTCTTGTTTTATCTTTTCGCCTAGAATGCTCTTTTGGTGTGCGTACCAATACCGTTGCTTTTGGCTTATGTTAACGCCCGTTTCTTTTTCGATCTTAGCCATGTAGTCTGTTAGCTCTACGCCATAGCTAACGGCCTGATCCATTTGGTAATCTAGTTCTAGATACCAGGGGAAAAAGAACATTTTGTATTCTAGCAACGCTAAATTATCATTCCCTCGCGCTACGGCATTCTGGCACATCTCCGCGTAAAACCCTGAGTTGCCTTCACCCGTACTCTCGATAATAATACGCCCATTGATTGGCACGGTTTGTAGCGTGCCTGTGATTACCTCTTCTGCTTTTAACGGATTTCTAGCGCACGTTTTACCGTACTCCGATACCAAAACTAGCTGATAAGCTCCTCCTCTTAGTGTAGTGTCTACGCGCAAGAATGAGCCGTTTTTAAACGTAATCTCCCTAGCTGATCTCTGAATAACAGGAGCTAGAGGTTGTGCCCAATCGGGCATTGAATCTAACGCGTGTCCTATTATGCGCTTGAAAATATGCTGAGCGTGTTCTAGTGAGTAGCTAACAATTCCAGCGGATAAATTTGGATTGAATATAGCCTGATCGAGAAGATAAATGACTGCAAACGTAGACATGCCGAGTTGCCTCGCTTTCAGAATTAGATTACGAGAGTGCAAACCGTCATTTACTTTTTTTTGTACTGGATTTAGCCGAAACTTTATTGAGCTTCCGTTTCTGCTCACTATGTGGTACAGGTTGTTTAACCTCCACTCCTGACTCGCTAAGGCCTTTGCTTCCGGAGTCGCCAAGAACTCCTTTAATTCCCTTGAGCAATTCATTTACACCCCAATCCTTATTTTCTATTCCCTGTGTAGGTGGGTTATATCCCCGATTTCGCCCTTTGTTATTCAAGACAAATTTTGCGGAACTGAGTGAGGAAGGCATGTCGTCTTTTTGCTTCATCGCCAGCATCAAAACGGTTTCCGCCATATCACATATCGTTGTGTCAAAATCGTTCCGCGCGTCATCGATGGCCTGTTTTAAGTCTGGGTTATCTCTGATATGTTTTGCATATGTGGGGAAAGAAATATCTAAATCTGCGCATATTTGTGTAACTACGCCTTTCTTTTTTTTTATACTTTCAATTATCCTTAGTTTTGGTATATTAAAAGGAACTCCAGATGTACCCATAATTACCCTATTTGTTTAAAGTTTATTTCCACACTTGGGACAAGTTTTTTCCTGATTTTCTTCGCTAGAAGCGTCTTCTTCTGCACTAGAAACCTGCTCAACGCCTGATATAGAGAATTCCACTTCTGTAAATCCATAGGAAAGCAAATCTTCTACATCGAATTCGTTTGCCAGTATGTCAAAGTCCCACTCTCCATTATTCCTATTGAGTCGGATATTTAACTCTTCGATGTCTTTATCGGTCATTTCCTGTTCGGGTACGTAGCACTCAACTTCTTTGTGCTTCATTTTCTTGAGGATAGCTATGCGCTGATGTCCACCAATTATTAACCCATCTGCGGTGATTATGGGTTTGTCGATTAGGCCAAATTTCTCGAGAGATTTTTGAAGATGGGCAGCGTCATGCTTTGATAGCTTTCTAGGATTTTTAGGGTGAGGTTTTAAATCCTTGATCTTGCGAGTTTCAGTCTTCCAGGTTATCAATGTCCTCTCCAAGCACTTCGATTGATCTAACGTGCCTCATATTGGTAATGAGATTTAAGCTACCGTCTCTGCGTTTAGAATACCAAGCGCACTCAAAATCGGTGTCCAGAATGCCTTGCAGCATTTCGTGAGAATTGATTCCGTTTAGAGCCGATCTTTCCGTATCTCCGTTAGAGTATGTGATAAGAATATGTTTCATAATTTCACGACCGTACCATATAAATAATTTAAGTATCCATATTTTCCTTAATCTTCCGTGTGTATGCAACACTTCGTGTGTGATAAATGAAACATATGTTGCATGTAATTTTACGATCATGTACAATTTAGGCATAAACAACAAGTGACACGTATTTAGACATGAGATATTAATTAATTAAAGATAGGAGAGGAGGAAAAAATGAACGCAATGCAATACATATACGATAATTTGAATCCCTACGAATCACCGTATTATTTCCCCGAGGAAGAAGAAGAGGACCCCGAGGAGTTTGAATTTGACGAAGACGACGAAGACGACATTAATTAGCAGCTTCTAAGTCCTCTAGTTTTTCGTATGAAAATTTATTGGACATGCCTAGGCACAATGCTATGAAACTGCTATTGTCTTTAAAAACGTGCATTAGATCAAAAAACTCAGGCTCGAGGCTTTGTCGTGAAATGAAAGTTTCTTCCGTGTCGCCTGGAATGATCTTTTGTTCGTGATGGACAGCGCAAAAATGAGTCATTTGATCTAAGAAGGTTAGTCGATCCTGAAACGCACAATGCCCAGCTTTGTTATATCCGACCATTTTTATGAACATATTATATAATTTTTTATTCTCACTTAGCATATATCCCCAAATTTATAAGTAAAAAGAATAGTTCGCAGGCATAGTTTAGCACAATTACATATATAATTTTAAAAATATATCCCCCGCCTAATCTCATGCAAATGGATGCTCCGGAAATGGAATCCAGTGAGTTGGTTCGACTACGCTTCTTGTTTCTGGGCAGTAGTAGGAAGGGTCTTCGTGCGCCTCATGTTCATTCCACGCGACAGATACGCGACGCCCTCCTGTGTCTGAGTAGTAGGCAACGAGGACAGATTCCATAAATTCAGGTTGTTTGTATTTTATATCAATCCATTTCATGTTCGCTTCGCTCTCCTTCGCTCTGTACAAGTTCCGATTGCATAAATGTAGGCTGATCGCATCTGTAAATAACGGGTGGACATTCCATCCAATAATTAATCTTGGAAAAGCACTGATCATCCATTTCCATAATTCCGGTAAATTCATACGGACAAATAGCACAGAAAGGTTTTGTTTCAGAATCCCAATGAAGAATCCCGATCCTGCCTTTCCATATAACCAAAACATCTCGATCTTTCGGAATCTCTTGGTCTATCACATCAATCCATTTCATAAAACTCTCGCTCTACTAGTTCTGTGGCTTTCAAGAATGTTTCTGCATTCTTCAGGAAAGTGTTTTCTTTATCTAGACTTCTGGACGCTTGCCATGCCATGTACATGCATAGAGACATAATCCATGTATCGTTAAGGGAGGATTTGACTAGGATGCCATCTATCTCATCCAGGACCCTATCAACCTCTTTTTGTTGTATTGTATCTATGTCAGTTTCCATTTTTTTGCCTCTTTTTGATATCTAGGTATGTTAGGATATAGGAGATCATCTGTTCGTCAATGGATTGGGAGTGAACTGGTACACCTATTTCCCACAGGAATTTTCTAAACGATTCTAGCTCTTTAGTCATGGTTGCTCATATTTTGACTCCGCATTGTTCCTGTAGGTACCTTAACGCCACGAGGCGATTTTGTTCAATGCCTTGGTCTAGGGTTTTGTCGTAGTAGTCGGGGATGAGGTGGCATATGTTGGCCTCTCTGACCCTGGACTCTGCATCTAGCCATTTTTTATCGGCCTGGAGGCTGAGGCTAAAGTAAACCTCCATATCTTCGATTCTAAGCCTTTTTTTCTCAAACCTGAGTAAAGCATCGGAAAACCATTGATACGCCTCTAAATGCGATAAAAACGCCCTTCTTGCCAATTGTGGTAGGGTTAGAGAGCGTTTGAATATCATGATTCGCTATCTTTGTCATGAAATTTACTATGGCAACTTTCGCATAATACTATCAATTCTTTCATATTATTCAGCTCGTCTCCATGTATTTCATATGTTCTATGATGAGTTGCTAGATTTTCTGAATGATTACAAAGCTGGCACTTAAATCCCGCCTGAAGTTTTTTCTTTTTTGATATGGCTTTCCAGTATGGAGTTTTCAAAAAATCTTGATACTTCATGGATTTTATTTTTAATGCTATATCTTTCCAATTAACAAAAACTCGCTGCAAACATTCCAGCATTTCTGAAATTTTAACACCTTTATTCCAAGAACTTTCAGGATTTAAATATACATTTATGTATTTCAGTGTATTTTCCTTTTCTAGCTCATCTCTTTTTTTGATCTGATTTTCATGATCATTTTTTTTGTCTTCTTTAAGTTTTCTTAGGCATTCTTTACATAAAAAATTTTCATCTACAGATTCTGCTTTGTCATCTGTAAAAAATGTTTCTATGTAAGAAAAAAATAAAGTTTTTGCACAATCTTTATGAAAAAGGAACGAACACTTCTCGCAAATAATTTCTGTTCTTATTTTATGACTTATGCATTGTGCTGGCTCTACCAGCTTCATTACTTCAGTTTTTCCATAAGTCTTAACTAATTGATATATATCACCCATTTGCTCTATAGAAATTGGTGTCTTTAGATTTCTACTTATGAAGTGTTTTTTGTTCTTTCTTGCATCTAAATATAACTCTATCGCTTGAAAATCTATTTCCATATGATTCCTCTCTTTTTTATTAAGATTTAGTTAATTTAAGTGCCCGTCGGAAAAGTCAAGGTTAAAACTTATTAACCTGAGAGTAATATCTTGGCCATTCGACCTTGAAGTTCTGTTTTTTGGCTATGTTCATGGCTATTCCTACAAAGTACGACTCTTCACACTGAGGGCGAAATCCGCTTTTTCCTACTCTTTTGCATTCATGGAGTGTTTCTTGAAGGATAAATTCGCTTAGCAGTCCAAGTTTGAGAGAATTTTCCCTTGAGCAGTTGAGTTTTATGGCAATTTCTGGGATTTCTATATTTTTTTGATGGTGCGTAGCTAGATGACTAGCCTTACTAGTATGCCTTGCATAACTAGAATAACTATGTGTAACCTCTGATGTAACCTCTACCTTCTTAAAGAACTTACGCTTAATGAGATCGATTTGTATCAAGTGGTGTGGAATCGACAGTATTTTTGTCCTCTTATTACCCCTGGAAATGAGAGAAATCCATCCCAGTTTTTTGAACAGGTCTAGAGTTCGATTAACGTGCTTTCTAGAGCATCCAATATTTTGGGCAATCTTTTCTTGTTTTGGATAGGCACATGGAAATTTTTTACACCACCAAGAGACAGCTTTCCATATTTTTTGCTGAACATTTCCTAGCGTATCGTAGAATTGAAAGAACTCGTAGAGATGATCTTGGCTGATTTCTAGGTTTATTATGTTCATTTGGGCACTCCTTTTAGGTTTTGAGCGCCCCTGTATTCAACTGCAAACAACAAAGTATTTCTTTTAGATTCTTTTTTATTCGCCTATTTGGCAGAATCTACTACGTTCGATTATCAAATGAACGTTACCTTTTTTTTGTTGTTTGCCTCTGCTGAATACAGGGGCATTGTTTTTCTAGATCATTATTCAACACTGCACCTTAAAATTCAACAACCTTTTCTTATCGATACATAGATCCTATAAGTCTAGGCATGTCTGAGGCGTCGTCTATGTGTACAATGTGCGAACTATTGTTGCGTGTAGATTTTAGTTGCTTCGTTCGTATTAGGTAGTACACCCGTTGGCGGTCGCAACCGGACATTTCGGAAATTTGGCCTACCGAGTATTCTCCCTTTTCTGGATCATAAAGAGGAGATCCATCGTTTTTTTTAGAGAGCAGCCTAGAATATTTATCTTGTAGGTAGCGTGATAGGTCTTTTGGATTTATGAACCACTGCCCGCTTTCGTTTTTTGAAGCTTTTAGCCTTCCGCTTTTTATCGCAACGTAAACGCCCTGCCGTGTGATATTGACAGAACGAGCCGTTTGCGTGATTGTAAGCCAATGATCCATTTTCCCTCTTTAATTCATGCAACTTAAAAATTTATTCTATGTAAACTTTTATGTCCACTTAGCATATTCAGTGTCATCAAGAAGAATCCAAATATGACCGCAACGCGTACACTCAACAACGTCTTTCCAGACTATTTTGACCGTTCTTTTTTTAAAGTGTTCCATGCATGATGGACAGCAATTTACATTTCTCTTCATAAAATGGCTGAAGGAATTTTTGATAGACATGGACTTCACGTGACCCCCCTTTTGAGGAAAAAAATGCCTACATTAGATCAATGCGGTTTTGAGTGCATTAACTGTCATAAAATATTCTGTAATTTAGCTTGTGTTTTGGAGGGGGGGGGAGTGCAAATGCTTATGTGGTGTGAGGGATGTGAGAAATCTAATCCAACAGCTAACAAACCTAAGAGACGGAGGCGACCCCGTGAAAGATGCGCGATCTAAAGCCCTTAGATGGGCCAAAAACGCAGAGAAACTAAGAGCAGCGTCTAGAATTAGGACTAAGCCTGTCGTCAAGCTAAAGGCGCCTAAATCAAAGCCTGAGAAGACGTTCCGGCAGGGGTGGCGAGAGTTCGGGGGAAGGCGCGTATATTTTAGGTCTCGATGGGAGGCCAACTATGGACGATATTTAGAGTGGCAGAAACAACAGGGTCTTATTGTCGAATGGCTACATGAGCCTCAAACGTTCTGGTTCGAGGGCATTAGGCGCGGTTGCGTAACTTATTTGCCTGATTTTAAGGTGATTTTGCTAGACGGATCTCATGAGTGGATCGAGGTCAAGGGTTTCATGGACCCTAAGAGCAAGACTAAGATAGCGCGTTTTAAAAAATACTTTCCTAAAGAAATCCTTCGCATTGTTGACTCAAAATGGTATAAAGCCAACTCAGGAAAACTTTCTATTTTAATCCCAGACTGGGAAAAAGGATAATTTATGACTCACGTTTTGATCTTAACCCCCTTGGCCGTTTTAATCGTGTGGGTGTTTTGGTGGCACAGAGATATCCTGTAACTTTTTGTTTTTTAAGATATCGTGATCCCTTAAATCGTCGTGTGTACTGATTTGCCCAAGCGAAATCTCACGGATTCTCTTCATGACCTTCTCAGATGGCGCGTGTGTGCCTCGCATCCATTTGTGTACGTATGTTCGGTCGACTTTCATCAGTGCAGAAAAGTATACTAGTCGAATTTTGTTTTTGAAGAGCCAGTCTCTCAAGTTCATTTTATCCACAGTACCACATATGTTGAATTTAATTAGAGCATATGGTAGCATAGGTGTATGTTTTAACGCAAAAAGGAAGGAACATCATGACAGTTCAGACAACACAAACCGTACAAAACCACGACATTTCTACCATGTCGGAGGATAAAATAAATCTGTTGAAAAATACGATTTGTAAAGACGCAACAGACAATGAGCTACAGCTGTTTTTACACGCGTGTAATCGATCGGGATTAGATCCGTTTATGAGGCAGATTTATTTTATCAAAATTAGCGGCAAAATGAGCATCATCACCGCGATTGACGGATATAGGTTGATTGCCGAGAGGTCTAAAAGATACATGCCAGGCAGAGAGACTACATTTACGTATGGAAAGGATGGTCATATCACATCAGCCACCAGCTACGTTAAAAAGCTGGGGCCAGACAATACATGGCACGAGGTCGGTGTAACAGCTGTTTTTAGCGAGTATGTTGGCACAGGGCCTTTGTGGAAAAGCAAACCGCACGTCATGATATCTAAATGTTCAGAGGCACTTGCACTTCGCAAAGCATTCCCTTCAGACCTTAGCGGTATCTATACAAAAGAAGAGTTGGAAGGTGACGAGGTTATGCAACCAAAAGCCCCACCTGAGCTGCTTACATTTGTAGAGACAATTTCTAGCGAAGAAGCACAGGACCTAGAAAATATATTGTCCTCTGAGGACGCATCTTATAGACACTCTCTCCTTAAATACTACACAAACAAAAACAAACTATCAGCACCTATGACGAACTTTTTTTCTCTTCCAAAAGACTGCTTATTGGGATGTTTAAGAGCAATAGACAAGCGCAAAATTGAGAGGGAAAAACTAAAAAAACTGGAGGAGTCTGGTGAGATTGATGAAGAATTCAATTTCTAAAAAATTTCCCCTCTGTGAGAAGAGGGGAAAACAACTGGGGAGGTAACATATGCTAAAATTACTATAGTAAAATTTAAGAAATATAGGAAAGAAAAATGCGAATAAAATTTATTGACCTAGAGCAAGGTTCACAAGATTGGAAAGATTTTCGAAGAGGCAAAATAGGCAGCTCGTCTGCATCATCTATCATGGGCGTTGGATTTAAAACGCCCTTGCAACTGTTTGAAGACATGATGGAGGATAGGGAAACTCCTGTAAACGATGCAATGATACGCGGAACTATGATGGAGCCGATCGCACGAAGATACCTGAATACAAAATATGAATCGGACTTACAGCCAGTCGTCATAACTCATCCGCAAGATTTTTACGATTGGCATATCAGTTCGCTTGATGGATTATGGCAACGGCCCGATGGATCTGTGTTTGTTGCTGAAATAAAATGCCCTGGTCGTGTGGATCATCAAAAAGCTCTAGAAGGTCACGTGCCAGAAAAATATATGCCACAGCTTTACCACATACTGGAAGATCTGCCAGACGTGGATCGAATTTTGTACTTTTCTTATCATCCAGACTCGCAAGCCGAGGTGTGGGTATATCGCGACAAAGTTAAAATGGACGCTCAGTTTCAGGCAGAGTTTGCATTTTACAAACGTATTTTAGATTGCAAGCCTCCTGAGCCAATGGACAAAGATTGGGTCGATTTTGGAGAGTCCTACCTAGTCGATAAAGCTAATCGGCTTTTGTATCTAAATAGCGAAGTTGCGAATATGCAAGACGAAGTGGCAACGCTTCGAAACGAATTAATTGAAGGGACTCAAGGGTGTGTAAGGGCTAGGATTGGAGATCTAAAAGTTCAGAAAGTCACTAGAAAAGCAACGCCCCAGTATTCCAAAATACCGGAGCTTAAGGGAGTAGACCTTGATCAATACAGAGGAGATCCAGTTATCAGTTGGAGGTTATCGATCTAAATTTCTTATCCTGGCATTCCAAATAAGGTGATCGTTCCGAAAGATATTAATCCGCCAACTCCTGTCGCCGTAAACTTTAAATAATCTATATCTGCTGCTGCTCCGATACCTAATCCACCAGTAGCTAACGCACCTGTCATGATGTTGGTCGTAGAATTGTAATAGACCCCTTTTCCCGTTAGCATAAACTCAAACGAGTAATTAGTATCCAAATAATATACTCCAAATGTTCCCCCTCCGCCACCTGATTGATGCATTGGGCCAGTCATCAAATACGCAACTGCCGAATTATTATTTGTAGATACAGCTGTGTTATACCCAGTGGAGGTAACTCCTGATTGATATCCTGCTACCTTGAATGTTGCTCCACCATCATTAGATACAACAAGAGTCAAAATTCCTGCGTTTGTAGCAGGAAATATATTTTTAGTTACGATGCAATATATATTGTATGAATTATAAGAAGAAAGATCAAATAACACTAATCCGCCTGATGGTGTTTTAGAATCTAAATACTGTAAATTTTGTGAAAATGAAGGTAACGCAGAGGCCCCGTTTGATATCAAAACTTGGCCAGCTAATCCTGCACCTGCATTTTGCAACGCGCCTGTTGCCGTAGTTCCTGCACATACCACGCCATAGGCTGTGGTGAGTGTGGTTAAACCCGTTCCGCCACCTGCGACTACAGCTGTCCCAAAAACTGGTTGGCTAGCGGCTCCCTGTGAAATAACAGGAACTCCGCTAGTGGCACTGGGGGCAACCGAATTCGGTAAATTAGAAGCTCCACCCGTAATCACATTGTATTGCGTGATGGCAGTACCTACGATAGCGCTAGTTCCATTTCCTGTTAGGACTCCTGTAAGTGTAGTTGCTCCCGTTCCTCCACCAGCTACTACAGCTGTTCCAAAAACAGGTTGAGACGCTGCCCCTTGAGAAATAACAGGAACTCCGCTAGTGGCACTGGGGGCAACCGAATTCGGTAAATTAGAAGCTCCACCCGTAATCACATTATATTGAGTAATCGCCGTTCCAACTATAGTACTAGTTCCGCTGCCCGTTAGGACTCCTGTAAGCGTAGTGGCTCCTGTGCCTCCACCTGCTACCGAAGCAGTTCCGAAAGCTGGATGGGCTGCAACGCCCTGCGATATCAATGGGATATTGCTAGCTGCACTGGGGGAGACATTATTTAACAAATTGCTTGCGCCACCAGTCTGAACATTATATTGAGTAATTGTCTGTCCCGAAGG